TCACGCCGACCGCCCACCCCTTACCCACCGTTGCATTCCCTCAATGAGAACATCCGAAATCCACATCGCGCTCGCCCCGGTCAGAAATGCTGTGGCGTTCATTGTGACGATTGGGTCTTCCGGCAGAGGCCAATTGATGCTGTAGAGGTAGTGCAGCAGCGGGGTGGTGAGATATGCGGCCGCCAGCGCGCCACAGACTGGCGAGGCCAGCATTTCGCGCCATGTGTATTTCTGACGTGACAACGCACGCAGAAGGCCTCCGGCAAGGCCGGCGATCAGGACGCCGAGTTTGATCCCGATGGCGTCGAGGATATCAGTAAGGTGCATGGATTGGCCCTTGCGATGCGAGTAAAGAAAAGCCCCCGGCCATATCGAGGGCCAGAGGTCGTTACTTCACTTCCTTCTTGTTCCAGACGATCCACCAGACGACGGAGGCGACGGAGATGAGACCGCCGGTCAAGGTGACGGCCATCTCTTCGGTCAGGACGCCCTTGCTGATGAGGACGCCGGAGCCGAATTGAAGGAGGATGCGCAAGAGCTGCTGTACGGTGTTCCAGTCCATTTTCAACCCTCCGCTTTCTTTGCTTCGGATACGGCGATACTGATCGTCAGATAGGCGCTGGAAGCCGCCACCAGCGTCGATGCGAGCGTTGCCGTCTCTTTGTTCGCACATAGTGCCTGAAGGCTCTGGTAGGCGGCCTGCGCGGCTGCCGCGGTCTTCGGCTTGAGCTTGTCGGCTGCAATGAACGGCTGAAGCACGGCATGGGCTGTTTCGCCGGCAGAGCAGACCTGCGGCAGACTGTTGCGGATGCCGGTATCGATGGAACCGGTGGACTGGCAAGCGGACAGGCCAAAGGCTGCCGCCGCCACGATGAGCAGAGACTTGAACATGATCGTTCCTTTCATGGAAGGGTTAGGCTTCGTTCGTGGTGACCGACGCTGAAATCGTGGTCATCGGCAGGACGGCGAATGGCGCGTCCTGATAGGTAACTGGCCAGCGGTAGCCGAGCAGACGTGTTTTCGCGATGCGTGCGATGCTGACGGAATCGGACTGATTGCCGCCGAGAATGTGAAGGTGCGTCTTGTCGCGGCCGACGACGATTCCGACATGACCCTGCCAGCCATCCTTTGAGCCACGCCAGAAGACAGCGATGGCACCGATCTTGGGATCGTTCAGCGGCTTGCCAAACTTCAGCCAGTTGCGAGAGCCGAGCGGATTTGCTGGCATCGGCTCTTTGGGCAGCGCCGTGGCAACGACCATGCCGACGAAGGCGCCACACCATGCGATTTCGCTCGCATCCAAGCGAAGCGCATTGTCCAGCGCCTTGGCGTTCTTCGCCTCATGCAGGCCCAGGAAGCGCCGAGCCTCCGTCACCCATGGCGGAACCATGGGCTTGTTGTCGTTCAGCCCCAGCGCCGTGAGCGTCTTCGGGCCGATCGTGCCGGGATAGAGGATCGAAAGCTTCTTATCCTCCTGAAACCGTGCAACAGCCTTTGTTGTGCTGCGGCCGGGAATACCATCAGCGCCAGTTGGCCCGACATCATAGCCGAGCGAAATCAAGCGCTGCTGTACCTCGCGTACAGTCGCCATGTTGATCTCCTGATTGTAGGTGATTTCTTGAGGTTGCCGTTGCTTTCCGGCGTCGTTAGCTTCGGCCTGTCGAGTCCCTCCCAAAAGAGAAACGACACAGAGGCCCGCAAGTCCCTACCCCAGCCCTTTGCGGGCCTCTTCAACTGGGCAGATTACGCTACCGGCCAATCGGGAGGTTTTCGTAGACGCGCATCAAAGCCCGCGCCCCGGCTTCATTCCTAATGATGGCAGGCTCACTGAAAATCAGCCAGACGAGATAGGCCAAACCGCCCACAAATGTAGCGCAGCCAGCGGCCAGAACGGCGATACCGAGATACAAAAGCGCCGAATGACCCAAGTTCATCTTTGTGCCGCCGACAGGGTTGAATAGCCGCCATATTACTTGTGGCGACATTCGCTTTTCAAGATGATACCGGCCAAGCGATGGGCGCGATTTCCGTCAGGAATTGCTCGACCGTAGGCTGTTCTCGTTCGCCGGCCTGCACCTTCGCAAGCTCTGCATACGCATAGGTCCAAACGCCATCACGCCACGCGACGAAAGCCTGAGCCTCTGCGGCCCACACCGGATTTGTCGACGCCGTATAGGAGGCCAGCGTCACGCCATCGCGAAACAGTTTGGTTTTCGCAGTGCCGTCGACAATCGCCTGAATGGCGTTTTCATAATCCGCTATGGTCGGTGGATCGCTTGGAGGCTCTTCAGCGGCCGGCGCGTCGACAATTGCAAAGCCGCCGTTGATCGAAACCGCCTTGCCGTCGATGATGGCGCCAAGCGCTTCTTCATACTGCGCATCGGTGATTTCAATCGAGCCGTCTCGCGCTTCGGTGCAAATCCCGCCTTCAAAAGCATAAGGCATCACAGAATCCTCATGTAATAATTGACGCCGCGGGCGCGGGGTCGGGCTTCGTCACCACCACTGGACTGGATTGTGATCCCGATGCCAGAGTTAGCTGCCGCGCCGCGAGATGTTGGGGTCTCATTCGCGGCAGGGTTCGCCACGTTGAACGCCGCGCCAGTTCCAGTGTTGCCAACGACAATGTTCAGGTTGTGGCTATGCGTCGGATCAGTATAGGTGTGCACGTGAGAAGCGTTCTGGCTGTTTTCCTGCACCGCGATGTTGCCGGGGCGCAGATACTCACGGCTGGTGTTCAGAAGTGTTACCGCGCCGCCATTTAACGGTGATCCGGCCAGGGAAATGGTAGCAGTTGCATTAATGTTGGGGGCGGAACCTGTGACACTTTCCCCTGTCAGCAGCCCCTGATTGTAGCCTCCTGCCCCAGTCTGGCCAGCGCTCAGGACAATGTATTTGTAAGCCAGATTCCGAGGTGGTGCGCTCCATCCGGAAATACCCATATTGGCGGGGATGGGAACGCCGATGGGATAAAGCGCCCACGGATCGGCCAGAATTCCGTTAATGGCCGCAGTCAATTGCGCCGGAGTAACCCGTGTTGCCAGGTCGTTGAGAGTGGCCTGTAGCCCCGTGATGGTTGCCACGGCTTGCTCACCCGTATGGTTCGCCCGGTCGAAAGCATCATCGAGAACTCCCTGCGGGTCATAAACCGACTGGAGCATGAGGCCCGTCGTGTCGACCACGGCCTGAAACGTGTCCGTGAAGCTCATGATCGAATAGGAATCCAGATCGGAGTTCCATGCGAGGAAGAACACCTTGTCGCTGTCCACGACCGATGGAACACGGACAAGCCCCGACACATCGACAGAAACAACGAGGTCGGCCGTCCCTTCGGTTCGGGCGATTTTAATGCCCGCACCGCTGGAAATCTTTGCCGGGAAGCGTGGCAAAACGCGAAGTCTGAGAGTCATTGTCTTACCACCCCATCAACGACCGGGACCGAGCCGATAAGCTCTTGTTCAGTGATCCCGTCACGGCTGACCGTGATGCCGATTTCATAAGTCCCGGCGCAAAGCTGGGACATTTCCTGTTTGGTGAAATGCCACTGGATGACGCCGAAGCCGACGAATTCAATGTGACCGTCTTCCGTCGTAGCGGTAAGACAACGGCGGCGGTCGCGGTCCCTGAGTTCGAGGCGCATCGTCACGCCGGAAAGGTCCGTGATGAGTTGCTCGTTGTCGTCATCCACCAGTTCGATTGTCTCGATCCAGTCGGCACGGTTTGAAACGGGCTGCAGGTGAGCGTCGTACATATCAGAGCCTTATGTAGATCGTGACAGCCATTGAGGGCTGAAGGTTGTTGTGGGCCGCGCCACCGCCAGTCGCATCCGTCGTCAGCGTGTGGGTATGAAGGCCGGCACCATCCGTGAACTTGTCGAACTGGTTGGGGCCGGTATCGCCCGCACTGATCGCATTCGGGCCACCGTCATTGTTGTTGTTCGTCGGGATGAGATGCTGGTGGTAGCCATCGGCACTCGTTGAGCCGGTGTGCGTGTGCGACGGCATTTCAGCGATGGTCAGAACGTGGCGATCAACACCCCCAGCCCAGCCTAGCGCGGCAGCATACACAAGAACATTCGCAGCAACGTTGCCCATAATGTCGAGGCCTACGAGTGTTCGACCGCGCATGTCGGGGAGCGTCAACTGCTTGTTCGCACTCCAGTCAGCAAGCGCCGTTGCGCCACGACCGCCGATGACAGCAAGATTGGGATCAGCGTTCCACAGAAACTCGAAAAGCGCCTGCGTGTCGCTGTTGGCTCGCTCTGTGGCGCCAGAAGTAGCGGAACCGATTGTGCGGCCGTTGCATCGCGCCCAACCGGCAACGAAACCTTCACCGTACCGATGTTTCAGGTCACCCGTCTTGGAAACTGCGTCAGGGTCAACAGGCGTCGTGCTGCCTCCACCGCCACCTCCTGCCGGGCCAACGATAGGAATGCCGTCGGCATCAACGATCAATACACCCTGCGACGTGGTGATGCGGACACGAAAGAATTCGTCATCCTCATTAAAGTAGACCGGTGGCCAGAAGCCATTGCCGTCCGTCATCAACGGGTTGGGGTGAGCATTGATGCTGCCAAGATCGAACGACTTATAGACCGTGATCGGGGTTGTCGTGCCGCCCTTGTAGAAATAGGCACGCGCTCCGATGTACGGACGCCCGTTCGGGTCGTGGATTTGCGTGTTGGACTGATACCAGAAACCCGCCATGTCAGACCCTCACCAGACGGCCACAATGCCGGTTGCCGTCGTTCCAGTCGCCTTGATCTGCTTTACGGCCAGGGGATAGAGAACGCCCGCCACCATGGCCACAGTCACCTCCTGGCTGTTGCCGGACATGACAACGACGACGTTACCGTCGGCTCCAACGCAGATAGCGCGTGGCACCGTTGCCAGTTCGTTTGTGTCACTTGGAACCACCGCCGCAGCGTAACGGGCTGGGCCAACCTGCGTGATATCCTTCAGATACGGATCTGATGCTGCCATTGAGGCCTCCATAAGAAAAAGGCGGCCCAAAATGACCGCCTCATACATTCGAATCCTGTTTTTGGTCCGCAAAACTTCGAAATCCTTGACGGCCATCAATTCGCCAAGACTATCGACTCGACTCCAAATACAACTTGTGCATTAATTCTGACCACAACTGGGGGCATCCATTATGAAGACTTTGTTGATCGCGCTGGCGCTGACCTGCGCAACCGTTTCTGCGTCGTTCGCTCAGAACGTGAACGGCTATTTTAAGAGCAACGGCACCTATGTCGCTCCGCACTACCGGAGCAGTCCCAATGGGACCGTGACCGATAATTATTCCTTCCAAGGCAATTCAAATCCTTACACAGGCAGCTCAGGCTCGAACCGTTATCGCAGCGATACGACCTCGCCGTACTTCAACGGAACGCCGTCATCGAACGGCCGGTTTGGTCATTCGAGCAGCCGCTGGTAACAGCGTCTTCAGGAGATAAGAAATGTCTACGTATTGTGTTGCGTTTCGCATCGCGGCCAAGACCGTGAATGGAAAAACGTATGAGGAGCGACGCAATTCTGTGATCGATGCGATCTACGCAAAAGGAGAAGGATATTGGGACGAACTCACATCGTTCTTCTTGATTACGTCGTCGCTCTCGACTTGGGCAGTCGCAAAAAAAGCATCTGCTGGCTTGAGTGCCGCAGATGATGTGCTGATCGTTTTTGATCCGGAAGACATGTCCCTTGGGCACTTTGGCGCATTTGAACATCCCGATGTGTTGAAGTGGTTTTTCAAGACGGCACAGAAGGTTTGATGCATGGGGAGGAAGGCCGGCGCGGGAAAAACTGCCCTTGCACATCAATCGGAACGTTGAACAAACGTGCGATGAAGAGAACAGTGTTCATGCGGAAACGCTTGATTTTCGACATCTTCATTTCTCCTTCAAATTGTGTAGATTACGGGCATGCAGATCGACCACGACCGCAACGAACCGAAGATTGACCGAACGCTGGGGCCTTGGCGCTGGGTGTTCCCGGTGCTTCTTGTTATGGTCGCTATCAACGCCGTTACCGGAACCATCAGTTGGCCGTCATTCCTAGGCGGTTTGGGCGTAGGTGGCGTTTTGGCCGCTTGGGCAATTGAGGTAACCGGGAACAAGGTTCCCGATTCCTGGCGTCGAAAGTCACCGGACCGGGACCGAGACATTTAGCTCAAGCGGCGCGCGCTGCGTTCCGCCCGGCAGCCGGCCAGTCCCAGCCGTCGACAACGTGTTCAGAATGGCAGTAGCCATCCCCCGCTTCGTTGCATCGTTCATCTTCGTGCTGGCCGCAACTGTCAGCAAGCGCCGTGCATGCTCTGGATCGGTCGTCATAAGAGAGCGCCCTACTTTTTCAATGACGCGGGGCGGCAGACCTTTCCCTTCGTTCAACGCGCGGGTTACGGCGCCGATCGCCGCCGCTTTCCATCCGCCGCTGAACAGGTTCGCCAAAACGGCTGGGTCGAAATTGGCGATATCGTCCATGTCCGCGATATTGTCTGCCGTCCGTGAGCCGCCTGTTGCCTGATTGAGCGTTTCGAACATGCGCTGTTCACGGCCAATTCGGCGGCCCAACTGGTCAGCCCGATCGGGAGAGGCGATTGCCTGGAACTCTTCTCTGTTCTTCGGCGTGTTGAGGGCGCGAGCTTTGTTCGTCGTCGGGCTACCGGCGGCGCTTTCAACACGGGCAATAAGGGGATCAGCAAAACCAGCCCTGAATGCAGCCTGTTCATCAGGCGTCATCTGCGAAAACCGCTCGATGGTATCTGCGGCGCGCTGGCGGCCGGATGTTGCGGCGCTACCTTCAGCCACAGCGTCAATGACGCCACTGCGCGTCCGGAACGTGTCATTGGCCGTCCGGAATGCGGGCGATGCGTCCTCAAGTGCGGTATCGACGAGGCGTTTGACCTGATTGAGCGCGAAGGCCCTGTTGCCGGCTCCCTGGGCGTCAGAGCGAGCAATAAGGTCGTCAAGGTCGAGCTTCGCCCGGAACAGGGTGTTGAAGTCGGTAACCTGGCTGTTGCCGTCTGAAAGCATCGAATGAACGCGGGTTAACGCGCCCTCGATACTATCGTTGGCGATCCGGTCGCGCGGGCTGACAATCTGGTTGACACCCGGCCGAATGGTCTCATCGATGTGTTCAAGGATCGGCGTGACATTGACCGCGCCTGCCTCCCGCCGGGCGGTGCTGTAAAGCGCGTTGGCCTCTGCATCACGAGCGGCAGTCAAGGCAGCGGCGCGCTGGGCCGCCGTGTCAGTTGCGTCAAAGCCTTCGGCAATGGCATTGGCAAGCCTATCACCCTGACCAGCTTGGCGGGTGAGAAGCTGGCCCACGACCTCCTGACGGGCATCGTTTGGCGTTCTCGCGACGGCCGACAGCATACGCTGTCCGCTGTGGCCCAGAGCGTCGACCAGAGCATACTCACCCTGACCATCATCGATCGCCAAGCGCATGATGCTTTCGATCTCTTCCGGCGACTTGCCGGAGCGCTGCAATGCTGTGCCAATTGCGCGGTTTGCAGACGCATCAGGGCGGATACGCGAAGTGACCGGCGATGCGAGGGATCGAAGGAAAGAACCACCACCTGCGATGGCATATGGTGCGGCAACTCCAAGCCCCGCGCCGGTCAAAGACCCCACACCAGATTTCGCCAACCTGTTTAGGAATCCACCTTCGCCGCTACCAAACCCCTGAGCGCCTCCAAGAAGAGCGCCCTCACCAGCACTGGCGGCAGCAACTCGCGCAAGGCTGGCACCACGTTCCACAGCGTTGGCAGTGGCCGACAATCCGCTCTTTGCCAACCCGACGCCACCAGTGACACCGCCACCGATCTGGCCGGCAAGCCGATAGCCGAAGCGATCCTTGCTGTCGGCTGCGTCGGTCGCGCGCTCATTGCCCAGGTTGGCGTTGTAACGGTCAGCAAAGCTGCCGCCGTCTTTGCCTGTCCCGAATACCGGATTGAATAGTGCATCGCCTGCGGCAGCGGCTTCGTCGGCCAGACCGAACGACAGGGTATCAGCGGCACCGCGAACGAAACTGTCGACCTTGCCCAAGAAGCTGTCACGAGGATCGTCAGGCTTTTCCACCGTCGCTTTGACAGTCGGCTGACCAGCTTGCGCAGGCGGCGTCATATCACCTTGGGGAGAAGATGCACCAAGCGTCTTGGCAATCTCTTCCACGGTGGCGCTCTGCTGTTCCGGCGACAGGCTTTTGAAGCTGTCATCGACCGTTACACGACGGCCGCCGATGTTGAGAACCGTCATTCCTCAATGCTCCATTTCACGCCCGAAGACGTTTGATTGCCGGCGGGTGCCGTCGCTCCGTTTGCCTTGGCCCGTGCATTGGCAATGCCGCGCGTCACGACGCCGCGCAGTTCGGAAAGCGCGGCCTGATAATCTTCAAGGCTCTGGGCGGTGTTGAGCCGCGCCATCGCTTCGGTAGCCTTCTGGCCTTCGATTTCAGTGATTGCTCCACCGCCCTTGAGCGCATTGAACGCCTGCAGGAACGTCTGGCCGTTGATCTGATCCATCTTCGACTGAACGCGGGCAGCGTCGGACGTCAGATTGGGCGTGCGGGAGTTGATCGGACCAAGCATGTTCGGCAGGTATGCGTCGTTGGCCAGACTGTCGATCGTTGCCAGCATCTGATCAGATGCCGACTGGATGGCAGGAAGAGCGGCCTTCGCTTCAGATCGAGCCTTTCCGTCCGCGGTCTGTTCAGCGGCACCGGCCACGTCCTTTTCCCGCGTGTCTATCACCTGACCGGTTCGGCTGTTACGAGTGACCACGGTTGTACCAAGGTCGTTGCTCGAAATGCCGGGAGTGAGCTTTATCCCGGCCGGGACTTCAACCTGGCGCACGCCGCCACCCTTGAGCGGTTGGAAGGCGACGGTATTGCCGTCAGCGTCCTGACCGTAAACCAGATTAAGGCCGGCTTCACTTCCGCCCAAACCTTCGGCTTTCGGATCCTTCGGGAACCGTCCGATCGCCTCGATGGCGCCGCTCTGCTGGTTGGCGCGCGCCAGCGTTCCATCAGGAAGCGTGACGAACTGCCACGGCTCCGTCGCCTTCTGCCCTTCCACGTTAGCGGCCCAGAGCTTCAGGCCCACGTCGCGAAGATTACGGTCGCGGAGCATGTACTGGATCAGGCTCGGATCGATGCTGCCACGCTGCACAGGGGTGATGCCTTGAGCAATCATACCGGTGCGGGGTGTCTGCGTAGTAGCGGCTTGTGTCGACGCTTGCTGTCGAGGCTGGGGCGCTGTTGCCGAGGCCATGGTGTAAGGCGCAGCATCAGCGCGCGGCTCAACCCTTACCATGGGATCGATATAGCCAGACGCTGGCGCAGCGGCTTCAATGGCCTGAGGCGCTGTTACCGCAGAAGACGGCGTTGTCGACATTCCTGCAGACGGATCAAGGCTGGCAACCTCTGTCGGCGCTGAACCCTGAAACGTCGGCAGATATCCCATAGCGTAACCGAGACGGCGGGCAGACTCTCCACCCGGTCGATCATACCCAGCGAATGCCCACGAGTTATTCATGAGTTGCTGCGCCTCTTCGACGCTCTTTGCGCCGTTCAGCTTCTGGATCAACTGCGGGTCTTCCTGAAGGAAAAACCGCGCCTGACCTTCCGGCGACAAATCACCCGTCGCTGCCAATGCTTGATAACGAGGGCCACGCCACGACATGATGCCACCCGCACGGCCCGGCTTGCCGCTTTCGCTCGGATCATCCCAGGTCCGGTTTGCATTTGCGGCCGACCACCCACTTTCCGCGCGGCCAGTTGCTGCGATTGCTGCGAGCGCATAGGGATTCTGCACACCGCCGGCCCGGATAGTATTCATGAACGGGGTGAACGTGTCACCAGTAGCCGGAGCGGTCGCTGTGACCTTGGGAGAGGTGGCCGCAATCTCGCCAGCAGCGCCGGGGAGAGGCAGGGACGTGTTGCCGGACACTTTGCCCATCAAACCGGAAAGAAAGCCGCGAGCGGGTTGCTGTGCTGGCGTTGCGCCCTGAATGCGTTCAGCAAGGCCGTTGAAAGACGCGTCTGCGCGAACGTTCTTGATAGCGCCACCGATGCTGTCTGCAATGCTGCTGAGCCATGAATTGTCCGGCTGGGGAATGCTGACGCCAGGAACGAGAAGGCTTGCGATCTGAGCCATTAGAAAAGACCTCCTGTCGCCAGTTTAAGGCCACCACTTACGAGGCCCTTGAGGAAGCCGCCCTTGGCGGAGTTCTGCGCTTCCTTGCCCTGAGCCCACTGATTGTTGACGCCCATAAGGCCCTGCGTGACAGAACTTTCCAGCCCGAGACGATCACCGGTAGTGCTCTGGTAAAGATCAGACAGCGCGCCATAGCCAGACGCTTGCCCGCCGGCAGCGCTGAGCCCCTGAGAAGACATACCGGACAGCCGATCAAGCCAGCCGCCGTATTCCTGATTGGCAAGCCCTTGGCCGTAACTGGTGAGCGCCGTCAGCATATTGCCGCTGTTGAGCATACCGGCCGCGCTGGCACCACGCAGGGCTGCCTGTGTGCCTTGATCGAGCGCGAACTGATAGCCGGGACCAGTCTGGAATGCCCCGGTAGCAGCCGCATTGCCGCCCGCGCCGTTCAAACCAAGAGCATTTCCATACATCGTGGTCGCAGCACTGCCGCTATCCACCCACGGCTGATATGCGTCAATAGCAGAGTTTAGCGCGCCCTCACTCTTGCCTTCACCGGTATTGATGATGGTGTTGCCCGTCGTCTGGAGGTCTTTAATCAGTCCCTTGTTCTGATTGGCCGCATTCATCGTGGCTTTGCCGGTGCTGCTCCCGGTCAATGCGCTCAAAAACCCCATTACAAACCTCCTGCGGTTGCCCGCTCTTCGACTTCACGCAGATGGCGGTCGAGTTCTTTCAGGTAGAGATACCAGTCCTTGTTCATCCGCCCGCCTGCGTCGACAACCGGCTGGGAAGGTGGCGGAAGCGGAACAAGCGGTTTCAATGTGGATGCCATCAGCGCGACCTCGCTTCACCGTCCATGGCGCCACCAAGTATCCCGACATAAACAGGATCGGACACTTCGAACTTCCACACGCGGCCATAGCGGGAGGCCATGCCGGTGCGGTGCAAGGTGACCTGCGTGATGTGTTCAGCCTGGCGTCCGAGAGGGCGCTGCAAAGGCTTTCCGAACGAGTTTCCGCCGTCGTCTGACCACGAGATTTTACAGATCGGGTCCGTGTCGATCGGCTCGTCACCTTTCACAAGGCCTTGACCGACGATGACATCGAAATCAGCACGCGGTACGGCCACACGGTTCGGGAAATCACTGGCCGGCAAGGATATGGCGGTCATCACCAGATGGTCATCACCCTCGCGCTGATAATCAGGATCGAGGAACCAGACATTGCCGGTTTTCCGGTCGCCAATCACCCATTTTCCGAAGGCCTGCGTCGAGCAAACACCGCGCCACCTGTTCGCCAGGTAGCTCTCGCGCTCATGCCAAAAGCCGGTAGCAACCTCGTATGTCCAGGAGAAATCCGGCCCGGTCACTGTAGCCCAGAAATGGCCGCTGGCAATGCCAACGGTCACATCGATCTTCGACTTGTCGGAAACCTTCTCAATCAGCCGGTCAAGATCGGGCGTTGAAATACGGGTGTGCTGATACCCACCGTCAATCCGGTAGACCGCATTATCGTCACCGACAAAGATCAGCGCTGGAAAGCCGTATTCGTTTCCTGCAATGGCAAACGTGCCCGCAATGCCACGAGAGATGACTGAGGCGCGCGAGAACGGCGAGCCGGTGGCGTTCCCTGCGTTCTGCCAAACCTCAATCGAGGAAGGCCCGCAGAGGTAAAGCAGTTCACCGAAGGCCACGGCGCGATAAATGCCGCCGGGATGGCTTTCAGCCTTGCCGAAATCAAGCGCGCTCACCGTCTTGTCGTTGATGGCTGAAACGAAGAAACGGCCATCACGGATGGCCCAGATGAAATAGCCATCCAGAAAGTCGATCGACAGCGCCTGTGGCAAGTCACCGTCATTGAGACTGACAGGTGCGCCCGTGCTGCTGACGATGAATGTATCGTCCTCCGTCGTCATCAGAATATCAGGAATTGGCGCCTTGTTGTTGCGGGCGAATGTCACCCGGCCGGAGCTTGGCAGGCTCCCGAGATCGGCAAAAACGTAATTCGTGCCGTCAAAGGTGACCTTCATCAGCCTTTCAGCAAGCGCCACGTAGAGCGTTCCGTTGTGGAAGTGTAAACCACGGCAGCCGACGTGCAAATTCGTGCTGGCGGCCTTCCTTAGGCCCGGAGACCGGCGGCGAACGAACTGCTTGCGCGCGCCATTGTCCAGCGCTTCTGCATAGCAGTTGATAAGTCGCCCCGATCCCTCACCCGGCCGCGCACCCGGAGCTGTCGAGGTGGGGAAAACGATATCGACCATCAGAAATACTCGCTCGACGTTACATCTTCAGGCACCAGTGTTGCCGCGGTTATCTGACGGAGCGCCAGTTCCGCCTCCGCTCGTGACGCTGGATTTCGTGCTACCCCAAATTTGGGCGAACAGGCGTCGGCAATGATGGTGGCAAGAGGATCAACCACTTCATCATCAAACCGGTCTTTTTCGGTCGTCAGAATGCCCTTGCGGCTGAGCGCCGTCAGTTGGCCGTCGATATACTTGTCAACGATTTCGATATCTTCGGGGGCTGGAGCCTGCCCAGCGCCGCCATCGGCCTGATGAAGCTCAAGGACGGCAACAATCAGTTCATGCCTTGTCTTCATCGATCTTCACCACCGTAAGCTCGCGCCTTACCGAATGCTCGCCCTGCGGCTTGTCGACAAAGCTGTCTGTGAATTCGAAACGGTGACCTTCTGGCAACCGCATCATCTGCTGCCGCTGCCACGCGTTCAGGGCTGGTTTTGCTATTTCAAGGCCTTGCGCCTCTGTGATGAAGCCGCCGCGCACGGTAATTGCAGCTGCAACCACCTCACCGGGGTTGAGGACGGCGATTTCCTTGTCTTCGACCATCGCCGTCTCTCCTGTCGATTAAGCGGCCACGTATTCGGCCTTGTCCTCGTCGGACATGCCGTTGAAGGCTTCAGCATCAGCCTTCGTCAGGCCGTCCTTGACCACTTCGCCACCCTTCTTGATGACATAGCGACCGCCGCCATTGTGAACGGCCTTCAGCTCGTCAGCGTCTTCGGGCTTCTCGGCTTTCGATGAAACCTCGAAGAACGGATTACCGCTGAACCTGCCGATATCGGCGTCCTTCACCTCAACGGACTTGCCGTCCTTGAAGGTGTAGCCGAAGGCCTTGACCTCCTCGGCGCCACTGTCGCCGGCAACGTATTTCACCTTGCTCATGCGCCCTGGCTCCTGTTGCTGTAGTGCGCCCAGTTCCGCGGGTTGATGAACTCAACGATGAATTCAACAACGCCGGTCGTGGCCGCCGTGCCGGTCTGGGTGAACTTGGCAAAGAACGTAGTGTCATTCGCCAGTTCAACGCCGAGTTCTGCACCGGAGCCAGCCTTGAAACCGGTGGCCGTTGCGGCGGCGTTTGCAGAAGTCACCAGTCCGTCATCATCGGCGGCAGAGCCAAGAACAAGTACGTTCGTGGTGCCGGCGTTGAAGGCCGTTTCGATGCGGGCGTAGGCGCGCAGCGGGATGCATCCCTTTTCCAGCGTGACGACGGGAACGCCCGTTGCCATGTTCTTCTGGTCGAAAGTTACACGCCGGCGCCATGCGCCGACGCCAACGTCTTCAGGATGCTTGATCGGGTTTGTCCAAATCGGATTAGCCATTGCTCTGATCCTTTCCTGATCAATCGCCAGTCGCGGCGAAGTAGCCGGTAACGAGACCGCGCTGCTTGCCAACCACGTTCGTGAGGGTGCCGTCGGTAAGCTCGACGGTGCGGCCAGCGTCACCGATCGTGTAACCGAGCTTCTTCATGCCCCACTTGCCGAACATGCCGAGGCCGGTCACCTGGCCGTAGTCGTCCTTCTGCTCACGGGAGTTGTAACGGGACTTGATACCCCACCCGAGCGCTTCCTGGCCGAGCATGAGCGCGGGAGCGAGGTTTGCACCCGCATTGCCGACGCCGGGCAGGATCGGCATGTCATCGACTTCGTGAACGACAACGCCGTCCCATTCGCGGTCACCGCCGAGGAACATGCCTTCGGAACGACGGGCAACCGACTGCTGGCGCTCGCTCTCGTTCATGGAGGCGACGAAATCGCGCATCATGAGAGAGTTGACGAAGCAGATGAAGAAGCGGCGGTTTTCGCTTTCGCTGATGCTGGTCGGCGTGATGCGCGGACGAGCCGAAAGCGCAACACGCTTCATCAGCGACACCGATTCCTTGGTGAACTTGCCGGTAGATGCCGACACGTTAGCAAGGGAGGCCGCATGGTTGGCAGTGACGTAGTTGGACAGCGAATTGCCGTACAGCACGCGGTCCTTGTTGTTGGTATGCCAGGTGTTCTTGTCGGCGGCCGAAGCTTCCGAATAAGCAACATCGAGGTTCTGGCCAACATCCTGCAGGCGGTCGATGACTTCGAACTTGATGTCTTCGTCAGCCCACGTTTTCAGGGCGCCTTTCGACGCCTTGCGAAGATCGATCGCCGCAAGGTCAACATCCAGCTCATGGAGCGAAATGCCCTTCTTGCGAAGATCCCAGTTCACCTTGTCGCCATATTCGCCAAGTTTGTCTTCATGGCCACGCAGCGGCTGGCGACCCTTGATCGCACCCTTCTGCAGGTTGGTGATGAACTCGAAGGTAATGCCGTTGCCCTGCTTGGAAGCAAAGTCTTCCTTCATCACGATCGGGTTCGTGGTGCCGGTCCCGGCGTAAGCCGCGAACGGGTTCGTCTGATAGAATTCGACACTGAACTGATCGTCCCAGATCGTAGGGATCAGACCTTCAGTCGCGCGGGTTTCCGCCATTGCAGTCTACCTTCTGATTTGAAGCTTCAGCGCTTCATGATGTCGGAGAGCGAGCGAGGGCCGCCGTATTCCGGGCCGCCTCTCGGTCCACCCGAAGGCGCACCCGAAAAGTCGGTCGGAAGTGGCGCGGCCTGTGCCGCCGGTTGCTGGTTCTGTTGGGGCTGTGCCTGTGGCTGCTGCTGTTGACCGCCCTGCATTGCGGCAAGACGTTTCTGAAACCATGCCTCTGGATCGTCACCGACTTCGGCAAATGCCATCTGTCGTTTATGCCACGTCATCAGCACCTCGAAAGGATGCTGTGAATTGATCATTTCAGCGATAACCCTCTGGCCGTCCGGCGTGGCTGCTACCTGCTCGATTGCTGCCTTTGCCGCGTCCACCTTTTCGCGACCATGCGACTGCACGGCCATGTTTTCAGACACGAATTCCTTCATATCCAGAATTGCCGTCTGAACCGGTGTAAGCTGCTCCTGCATGTAACCGTCAGGATTGTCGAACAACGTCGGTTTCGGCTGCTGCTGTGCCGGCTGTTGAGGCGTCGAAAGCTTTGCGATCTGGTCGCGCAGTTCTTTCAATTCCCGCTCGTGGCGTTCCTCGATTTCCTTGCGTCGACCTCGCTCGGCGTCGAGGGCCTGAATGGGAACCTGTCCCGGCTGCTGGGTCGCGGCGTTCTCAGCCTGACCGGGTGCCGGTGTCTGTTCCTTGCCAGCGAAACGGCCTTGGCCGTCTCTCTGCTGCCCCTGTTCCGTCGTCTGTCCCGAGGGAGCAGCCGCGGTCGTTGCAGCATTTGCAGCGTTGGTTTCGGTCTGGGTATCCGAAGACGCAGAAGCGCTCCGGCCCGACATGATGTCGTCCAGCGATTGCTCAGTCACAGTCTTTTCCTCGTTCGTGGGGAGTACGATTGCCCGTAAAACCCGGCACCGGTTCGTTGCCCGTTCAGGTCGGCACCACCATGCAGATTAACGGCCTGCGACCGGCTGCCCGTTTGCCCCGGCACCGGGTATGAATGACCAAGGAACCGGGCCAAGCCCTGCCAAGGTCGTTTCAAGGCGGGTCTGATCAGTCTCCGCCATGATCTTCTGCGTGCTGGCCTCCGTGTTTCGGATTTCAGCTCCTGCTTTTGCGAAATCGATCTCAGATGCCCCAGCGCCGCCGTCAGATGGTGCCATTGTTTGGCGGGCGTCTGCCATCGCTTTTTCCGCTTGCGCGTTTCTCAGCTTGGCTGTGGCCTGCTGTGTTGCCACTTCGGCTTGAGCCCCGGCAATTGCCATCGGGTTCGGCGGCTGTTGTTCAGCATCGCCAATCGCCTTGAGCAATTCGCCCTTGGATCGAAGGTTCGGAGCCGCTGCGATAACCGCCTTGAACGGAATTTCACCCTTGGTGTCCATCCGCTTCAGGTCAACGATCAGGCTGAACTGCTCATCCATCAGCGCGCCGACGGCCGGCGCATCGTCAAGGATGATATCGATGTCCACTTCGGCAAGCTTGCCCTGCATCATCGAGACGTTAGCGCCTTCAGGCACGGCACCGGGCGGCATAGACATCGGGTTGGTGTTGAGGCCTACCCACCGCAGATTCCGCATGTCGTCGGTAACGCGAATCCACCGCTCACCAGTCCAGAACTGACGAATGCGGTTCCACATCTTGCGGTATGCATCCATGTCCATCTGGCGCAGCGCATCGGTGAGCAAGCCCATCTGGGTCTGCCCGCCCTGCTGCTGCGCGATGATGGCACGGCCCGACTGTTGGCCGGCCTGCTTGCCCTGCATTGCTGCGTTCGGACCCATGACCTCAAAGACCGCCATGGCTTGCTCAAGCAACTGCATGTGGCCTTGCGACTGGTCATTGGTCGGGATGATACCGAAGTCTTCACCGAACTTCGCCGGCCCGGTCAGCGTGATGTGACCGTCAGCCTTCTGAAGCTGCTTTTTGTTCTCCTTGACGTTCGAATTGTAGGCGTCGTTGCCGAACGTTTGCCGCGACGTATCAAGGTGCAGTTTCTTCGACCGTCGCTTGTTGATCTCGTCCTGCGGGTCAACCAGATCGCGGATCGGCCCATAGCGCCCATTGTCGCGGTCAGTGTAAGACGAACGCCAGGCATACGGATGTTCACGCTCCCCGTCCTCATCAAGCCAAGGCGATGGCCCATCGCGAAGAATGCCGCCCTTGGTGAATTCCGCATAGCTCCACTGGCCATCCTGCCCGATAAAGTACATCTGGATGACGCGGATGCGCTTGCGCCGCGCGCTGTGCACCCAAGAGAACTTCGGCTTGTCGTCAAAGGTCTCGCCAGTGGTGGCGATAGATACTGTTTCATCAAAGACAGCCGCCGCGCCTTCACCGTACCGCCTTACAGCCTCTTCCCGGTCCATCCAGATGATAAGCCCGAGATAGGTTGCATCCGAGAAATCGTCTTCCGAGCTATGCGGATCCCAGAACATGCGATCCCATGCGCAGCGCGTCAGTTTCACGTCATAGTCCGGCTCCGTCATTGTCGTGGACGACAGCAGCGACGACCGCTTTAAACGAACCGTGATCTCGACACCGCCCCAGCCAGCCTTGAGCATGTCGCCCCAGACCAGAGACTTGATGTCAGAATAACCCTGATCGTCGCACACATAGCGCAGCGAGTCCGTCACCGCCTGCGAATCCTGCTCATGCATCGGCGTGCGCGGCAACGCTCGCGGCTGGGTGCGCTGCTGCCGTTCAAGACCCTGCAGATAGTCGATCTTGTTGCGGATCAGGTTGAACGACACCACCGGCTGCCCGCGCTTGCGCAGGATTTCAGCTTCACGCTCGGTCCACTGACGATTGTTGTAATAGTCGAGGTACTTTTCCGCGCCCTTTCTCGACTTGTCCGAACCGTCTTCGGCGTCGGTGAACATGTCGATGAGCCATCCATGAAACTGAATGTCTTCCATCAGGCTACTTTCCAATCTGGGGAATCGTCATCGTCTTCCGGCTCTTCGAACCAGTCGCGCTGCGCATTGTCAGTCTTCTTGGCGTCCTTGATGACCACATACGGCCGGGACATGCAGGCGTAGCGCACCTCGTCCGCGATATGGTCTTCACTGGTCGTGTCAAGGTCTTCGGCCCTGTTCGGGTCGTGCTGGAGCAACGGCACTGTTCGGATGAAGTCCTTGCAGGTTGAGAACACGTAGAGCCCCGGCCTATCACCGTCTCCCTTCATGCGCCCGCGCATTTGATCCCATCCGCCCATCGCTCCATGTGCCGCAACGCGCTTGTTGTCAGCCGGTCTGAAAACCACCTTGAAATCAGTGGCACGGGATAGGCGCTCATATATCGACGGGCCGCCATCTTCACTGAAAACAGCAGGGTCAAGAACGCCGTAAGAAATAACCTCCGTCGGCGGCTTAATCATCTTCTGGCCGTCGCTAAACTCCGCGCCTTCTCTGGTGGCAATGCCAATGCCGACTTCTTCAGCCGTCAGCTTGAGGCCAACGTTCGGCTCACCCTCCTTGCATCCGTACCATTCCCGATAACGCACGATCGAGCCGCGCGGGATCAACCCGCCCTCTGCCTTGTAGTCGTCACCGGCGATGGCCCACCAACCGACAGAGAACGGTTTTGCCGAGCCCCAGTCCATTGAACGGAAGCGCGTCCAATCCTTCGGGACGGCGAACGGCCGGATGATGTGCTTCGAGCTATTCCAGCAATCGAAGAACGCGCCTTCAACGGCATTCCAGTCGCCGGACAGCCACGCTTTCACCAACTGCTCTGAGCCAACCAGATACAGGTTGTTGATATATTCCGGGTCGTTCTCCAGCAGCAGCTTGTTATCCTGCACTCGTGACGGGATGTAGACGTATCGGTGCGCTCGTCCGTTCGGCAGCAGGCGAGACAAAGGCACCATGCCCTGCGGCGCAGGATCAATGTAGCGCTGCTTGATCCAGTGCTGCCCAGCACCGCCAGGGTTGCCCGTTAGGATCAGCTGCGTTGGAACGCCGCGAGCAGAGCGAAGGACGCCGAACAGACGATCAATCGGCTTGCTGTCCGGATACAGGCCGGCTTCTTCTATGCAAGCGTCAGAAACGTTCTGGCCCTGATATTTGTCAGCGTCCTGCACCCGTTCCAGCGGGCGAAAGCGAAGGCGCCCACCACCGGGAAACGTCCATGTCTTCTTCTGGTCATTCCAGCCGGCGCCGATCTTGCCGTAAATCTCCTTACTGCGGTCAATCGCATCATCGAGCATCGGCAATTCGCGCCGGCAGAACAGCGCATTGAAGGCTGAGCCATAAATGGCGGCCTTGATAGCATATTTGCCCAGAACGCCGTCAGTCTTGCCGCCACCGCGCGCGCCGCCAAAGAATATCTCACGGTAAGGACAATCAACCAGCGCGCTCTGTGGGCCTTCCTGTGGCGACCACGCAACGCGCCTAAGCTGGATTTGCCCCATGCTGCTTCTGCCACTCTTCTTCGGTCATTGGCTTGGCGTTGACGACGAAATCAAGCGCGCCTGTCAGGTCCACGTCCAGTTTGTCGCCATAAACTTTGGGACGGAGTTTTCCGGCCATCCATTTGCGAGCGTCGATCTGTAACCGGCGATGCTCGATCATGTCGCCCTTGGAGATTTCGACCACCTCGCCGTCCTTATCCAGCTTGGTCTTCGTTCCCTCGATCGGCGTGTTCGCGATGTCGAGGATTTCGTCAAAGAGGACATCGGCCTGGGCTTCGCGCGCACGCGCGTACTGGTCGCGGAAATCGTCGTGAGAAGACAGCCACCTGAACACTGTCGCCTTATGTGGCATGTCATCGCCTGCGCAAATCGAGTTGAGGCTTTTCCCCTCTGCCAGACGTTCGCAAATCGCGTCCGCGACTTTCACGCTGTATGATGAAGGTCTTGCCATTCCACTATCCTGTTGTGTTGATCCGGTTTGCCTTGCTTGACGCCGCTATATGCCGGGGAAAGACGACCCGTCGAGCGGACGGCGGTGGTTCTGAGCCACGAGCAAGGCCTTGTTCCTCGTACCGGTTGACGAGGCTTGGAATCACCGCTCGCCCATAAAAGGTTAAATGCCGAATGTCCGCATCAAGCGGTTGATGTCACTGTTCGCCTTGGCAATGGCCATAGACGTTTCGCTGGCATCGTGCGCGAGGTCGGGAATGATCGAACCAGGGCGCGGCGCTCTCGGGCCGCCGGTGGATTCGGGAAGGCCACCGCAGAGCGTGTCTGTCAGGGCGGCGATCTGGTAGGCCAGCGACTTCGCCGCGGTTAACGCATCGCGCACTTCGTCAATGGGAGATGCTGGCGAAATCCCCTTCGCCCCGGGCGAAACAGTATTGGCCAAGCCAGCGTATTGCGGATGCTGGATCTGATTGTAAAGTTCGCTCATGTTCAGGCCTCCTTAGACCTTGTGGGTGCCTTCGACGCCGCGCTGCATGCGCGCCAGCGTGCGACTGTGAAGCCAGTGCTGCGCCTCCTCGATCTTGGTCAGCGCCAGAGCGTTCTCCCGGCAGGCATACGGGCCAGACTGGAAAGAGCGAAGCCGGTCGGCAAGGATTGCAAGGAGCACTTCCTGCGTCAGGCCGTTGATGCCATTTTCATTGATGGGGCCGTTCTGGAAGCGGATAATTGCCTCTGGGCCGTGAATGTGCCCTCCGCTGGGTCCGTCAACGACCGTATCAGGCAGCCACACCTCATAGACGTGATTAGCACCGCCGGCGCCAGGTTCGTCAGTGACGCGAATTTCAATCTTGTCGTTCGCTGGGTTGACCTTGTGGTCGTTGATCGTGCGCATCAGCACTCTCCTTGGGTTGATTGGCCTAAAGAAAAACCCCGCCATTGCTGACGGGGCTGGAAACCGGTCTTGCCGGGATTGGTGCTATTTCTTGATGCGAGCGTACCGGTATCTCGCCGGCTTGTTTGCCCATTGATCGCGGGCCACGTACTGCAGCCAATACCACCGATCGATTATGAAGACCGGATGCCAGGCGAACCAGCGTTGCCAACTCATGCGCCGTTCCTCTCCCGCTCTTGCTCGGTGGTGGTCATGGGGTCACATCATCACGCCGTGCGCGGGCACAATCGGAACGTCGCCTGAACTGGTGGTGTGCACGTACCCCCCCGCATATGTCTGCTTTGGGAGCGGCGTATCGAGATGAGGCCACAGCGCGCCCCTGAAAGCATTTCGCAGATCGTCGCTGAGCGGCGGCAGCTTGCGCTTCACCTTGCCAATCACGCAGCGGCGCACGGCCTTGTTGATCTCGTTGGTGAAGCGGCGTTCCCGCTCACTCTCGGTAATGACGACGGTGTGCATCGCTCTCTCCATGTGGGCGGGTGAATGGGGTTAGGAGGCGATTAGCAGCAGCCCGGCATAAGCAACCTTGCACCCGACGTGGATGAACTGGTCAGCGTTGTAACCGAAGTGGCCGCGGCACTTGCCGTAGTCGGTCAGCGTGTGAATGACGAGTTCAAGCAAGAACAACACCCAACTGCCGGTGATGATTTGCACGGCCGTCGCATGAAGCAAAGCGTGACCGAACAATGCTAGCGGCCAGATGCGCTCACCCGGCACCAGATCAAGCGTTGCGTTCTTTGCCTTACTCATCCAGTCGCCTTGGAGGGCGTAGTCAAGAAGGAAGTGCGCCGCGATCATGTATACCAGCATTTCGAGAATGTGCATATAACACCTTTCAGGCCCGCCCTAAGAGCTTCAACCGGCTTTCGCCTGCGGGTCTTTCGGGGTCACTCGTTTGACGGGGCTACTACAGACCCTTGTTTGCTTTTCCTGAATCGATCAGCCCCACCTTGTTACGGGCGGGGCTGGTGGTAAATGCCTGCCTACAGGCTTGCGGATAGACAGGAAGGCGGCATATCGAGGTAGTCCAACCCTCTCAACCATCTGCCGTCATCTTACCGCTGGCTCAGTTGGACATTTGCCAGAAGCTAGACGCGATGTCCGCCTTCCTGATTTGCTGCGAGGGCCACACGCTACCGTGGCTTATCTAGAATATGCCCTGATACCACCAGCGTTAAGCTTGGCATCTCGCATGCGCTTCTGCTTTCAGCGCCGCCTCGCATTCCGTTGCCCTGTTGGGCGAATATGGAGCAGAGTGGCGGGATCGCACCGCCAGCTTAACCGAGTGTCGCAGGAAGGCTGATCAATTCCCACCGCTCTACCGATATACCCGACTAGGGTTCTGCTTGATCGCATGCTGGGCGCCAACTACCCACATAACTCTACACCCTTGCGGGGAGGACGGCCTTGGCTGATTACCGCGTCGTCATGCGAACTGGTTGCAGGCTCCGGAATTGAACCGGATATTTCGAGGTTATGAGCCACGCGGCTTACCGTTTGCCCTGCCTGCTTTGTTCCTGCCGCTGTTTCCCCGGGCGTCCAAGTGTCCCAGGCTGTGGCTTTAACCAGGCTTAGTCCCGTATAGGGCGCCGGGCGCGGCTCTCCGTCTCCCGAGAGGACAAGGCCCAAAGGCCACCTGGCGGTTACAACACTACTCTGGGCAGTGGCGTCTCCAGTCGGGATTTCTCATCTACGCCGCGCCCGGTGTCCCGGTGTTCGAATTCTCCGCGGAGAAGGGTCGATTGCGGCCTACCGTTCGGCACGCTCCAGAAGCTGCCGGCGGCGTTCGTTGCGCCATTGGGCATAAGCGAGGTTATCAGCCCTCACTTTTTCCTTCTGGCCGGTAACTTCATCGTCTCGCCAGTCCGTGGCGCATTTCTTTGAATTTACCGTTGTTGATGCGTGTTCTACGCCGGTTTCCGTCACGCCGTCCAGCGCCACTGTCAACCGGATTTGATGCTTTTGGTTGAGATTGTCTGCAATTCGTTGACAATACGACTGAATTCGGCGTTCGAAAGTACTTCTCGAAATACCTATCTTTCGCAGATAGGCCTCAAGGTACATGCCTTTTCGGATTTTGATGAACGAATATTCGTAAATCATCTTACGCCCTTCCTCATCGAGATACGCGTTAATCCAGTCCCAGACCTGATGCATCCGGCTTATCGCACCGGCCGACGGCGGAGCGCGGCGCACGTTATGCTCGCTCTCCCCAAACGCGCCGACCATCTCGTGCAGCACCGATGCCATGGCGCCGGTCTTCAGCCCCGGCCCAGCGTCGGCAGGAGAGGCGCGCAGCGTATGAGCCGCCTCGATTATCTGCGCCCGCACCTGCTCATATGTCCATTCCGCGAATACCGTCATGCTGCCGCTCCTCGATATGGCCATAGGCCGAAATGCATTCTCAGGGCTCCAAGGATCTCGTCGCTTGCAGCCATTCCATATTTCGTTGACGTCAATCGAGCGCCACGACGCACGGCGCTCAGGTCTATTTGATTGAAGTCGGCCACCAGCGATGGCCGGCGGGTCAACTCCGGGTTCGCCGCCAGCAGACGGGACACGGCCTTTATGACGTCGGCGTAGAGCTCGCCGGCGTTGCTCTGGTTGCCTGTGATGAGCATCAGGACGAGGCGCAGGTGATCTTCACCATGGCGCTGGCCTATCTCGCGCACCGTTGGCTTACAGAAGCATTCGCGCCCCTTGCGACTGGTCGGGCTGTGGTGCCGCCAGTCGCGCAGGATGACGCCGCATTCTCGGGCCACCTTGAAGATGTTGACGGTATGCTTCACACCGCCCCCATAATCTGGCGATAGCGTTCGTCCAATTCGTTACCGGCTGAATTTTCAGCCCGTTCGACAAATAGTTCGCGGCCTTGCTCGGCCAGTTCGTCGGCGCGTTCGTTTCCGATGACACCGACATGGCCCTTGACCCACTTGATTGAAATACGGCTCACAGGCGTATTTGAAAGCGCCCTGTCTATCGCCTGCCATAGGTCTAGGTTTTTGATGCCTCCCTCGTCACGCTTAGGGCTTTCAAGTTTTTTCTTGTTCCAGCCCCGCGCTTTCCACGTCTTCAGCCAGACATTTGCGCCCTCGACGCAGTATTGGCTGTCACACCATATCGTCGCCGGGTGTTCTTCATCACTGTAGGCCTCAGCCATTTCGATAGCCGTCAACAGCCCCATCAATTCCATTTGGTTGTTCGTAGTCTCGGCGTTGCCGCCATGCGACGAGGCGCATTCGATCCCGTCACGATAGACCACCACCCCCCAGCCACCTATGCCAGGATTGGGGATAGATGCCCCGTCGCAGAATATATGGATACCTTCAGCAAAGACTTCCGGGCTGAAGTTCGGCTTATCCCTCTTTAGGTTCGCGTAAGGCGATTTTTGCTTTTGCTTCTTGCCACTCGGCGCTGGAGGTGTTGCCGTCATGGCAATACCTTTTTCAGTGACAGCCTTCTGGATGAGAAACAGCGTCGATGTCATGTCTGCGCCCTTTTCTGGGAACTTGACGCGCGTGCCGAGCAGCTGCTGCGCCATGAAGGCAGCCTGACGAGCGGAAACGAAAGCACGGGTGTCAGCGCCTTGGCCTTTGAGATAGTCGCGCAGCGGGTGCAGCGATGGCGGGAATGTGTAGGTCATGACCGAGCCACCTCGCGTTTCCATTTTCTCCAGCGATACGAGTACCAGCGCCCCAACGCGGGATACTCTGAACCGTCACGAATTTCGAAATAGGCTTGGCAACCCGTCATGAACGGGATGTGCACAAGGGCGACAACCGGCGGCAATACCGATAGCCAGAACCATATCCAGCGCCAATAAATCCAATCTCGAATGAACCGGCCAAGAGGCAGCACTCGGAATTCTGCGGCCACCACCTCCCAAGCGGTCGGTTGCCATCCGGCAGGAGCGACCCGCTGGTTAAATGTTCTGCGGAGCTTGATGATTTCGAGCAGGATCATTTGCGATCCTCCTTCAACTCAGCGTCAATCATGGTGGTGAAGACGACGCCCATATCCCTGAAGATAACGCCGCTAGCCTGCGGGTCGTCTTCGAACATCATGGCTTCGCATTTGAGACCACCGGCAACCATCATCGTGTCAGATGGCTCACGCATAGCCTCAATCGCGGCCTTGGCTGCTTGCTCGCATATATCCATGACCATAGATCGAAGCTCATCGGCATTATTGGCCGAAACATCGATCAACGGAACTTGGCTCAGGTGAACGCCGATCGGGTCACCGTCGAAAACCGGCAGATTGTAGATCGCAGTGGCGACTTTCTGGATCATAGTCATTGCTGCATCATCCTGCACGGCGGCCTCCTGTCTTTCCGTTCACCTTGTCGATGTAGGCCCATGCGCGGCAGGTGTTGCACTCAGGGTCTTCGTCCGGGCACCGGGGGCCCCAATGGGCCTCAATCGCGTCGTGAACCAACTTGAGATCTGCTTCCGCCTTCGTGGTCTCGTTGATAATCTCGATGCAGAGAGTGACGCACTCGTCACAGATGAACGTCGACGGGCCGGCGATGAGATTTTTCACGTCGTGTTGGCTCTTGGAGCAAAACGAGCAGTAAAGAGTGGGCTTGGGTGGCTTGATCGCCTCAAGCTGAGCTTCGGCTATGCGCTGGGCGCTCTTGGCCTTCTCTGCCGTTACCTCGGCCGCCATAATCCGCTCGTCCGCATCGTCTCTGATCGCCTTCAATTTCTTGGTAGAGATGATCCTGAACATCACGCCCCCTTTTTAATCTGTAGGGGGCGGTTTGTGCGCGATGCAGAATCCCGCGCACTTTCGAGGACAGCTTGCCTGACGTAACCGGAGACAAGCGTGGTGCGCAGTGCGCGCGGTATTGAAGGAGTAACCAGGTCGACCACCCAGAAACCCGGCTTTTTCTGCCGAAACTCATAGAACGATGATGATGCCGTAGGCAGCTTCGTGACGGTTGCGCTCATTCTGCGGCCTCCGTCTTCTCCGGAATATTGAACTGCTCACCAATCAGCGTCAGCTGGGCGACTATCTGGGAAATCATCTCAGCGCCGCGCTCAAGGTTCGACAGGTGAAGGTCGGCGTTCTTGCGAAATGGCAGCAGAGTGTAAAAATCCTTGTCGGACTCGTCGTAGTCGCCGTCTTTCGCTTCCTGCACCTCGCGGGCAAACCACTTGGCCTCTCTATCGAATCCTTCGGAAAGACGCTTCAGCGTTTCCGAAACGCATTTGATAATTCCCTTGTCTATGACGGTCAGGGCTCCCTGATAGGAGCCAGCCGGCAAATCCAACAGATCGAAACCTTCAGGAAGCAAAACCATAGCGGGCTTGCCGCGCTCGGCTTCCAGTTCGGCGTTGACCTCAGCCATCGCCTTTTCGATATCCGTGAATTTCTCTTTGCCGAAGCGTTCCATGAACGCCTTCTGCATGGCTTCAGGAGCCATATCCGCGCTGATCGTTCCGCGGATGTAATTCTTCAGTTCTTCATAGCGTTCTGGGGTCATTTCAGGCTTCCTTTTTCGATGCGCGGGCCGACGTTCTTGTGCCAAACCTCGCTTTGAATTCGTCAGATTCGGGCGGCAGTTCGGGCATATCCGCCAACGTCGCCGGCTTGTCGTACTGGTGGATAAATTCCGGCCATTCGCGCCGAGGGCCGCAGTCTTCGGGTAGCTCTTCGTTCAGCGGTTCGTTTAAATCCCGTGGCACGCGATGCCAAAGGCAGAAGCGGATGAACTCGCGATGCGATTCCGGCCAGAGAAGTTCAGGCTCTTTGCCCGCCATCAGATGGTCAAGTGCTGCGCCTGGCCGGGGGGCGAGAAGGAAGAGCTCCCGCATCAACCGATCGGAAAGCTTGGCCGCCTTCGTGCGCCCGTCAGTTCGATCTGAATTATTCATACCGATGACAATCGTCCAGCCGAAGACCCGCTGTTGCGTGAAGTCGAGGAGACGGTAAGCTTCGTATTCCCTTAGGGAGGAAAAAGGGCCTGTCATGCTGTTGATCCTTGGATTTGGGGCATGTCCGAGCGCACGCGGATTTGATCCACGTCGATGGCAAACCAGATTTTCAGAAAGCCATGCTCAATGAGAGACATGGTGCTGTTGAAAAGCGTTTCGTCATCGAACGCTTCAATGCAGGCTTCACCTGCTACGGCCTTGAAGACCTGCATGAGCAAGTCGCGTCCGTCATTATCTCCAAGCTCTCGATAGGTGCCTTGCGGCTTAACCGCTGCCCACTCAAGGCCATTCTTTGCAGCGATCCTTCTTGCTCGACGGTTCATGAGCGAACCTCGAAAATTTGAGAGATCCCAACTTTGAAAAATGACGATCTTTTTCTCTGTCTTGTGTCTTTCGTCTTTTTTTCTTTTTTTTCTTTTTCTCGGTCTTTTGTCTCTGTCTTGGTCTCTGTCTCTTTCTTTTTATATCCATAGTGTACGGATACGGTATGCATACGGTATGGATACTGTTTCATCAGTAGCCACCCCGAGCAGAAGAAAGACGAGGAAGCGGCTGACGCAATTTCGCAGCTTCCCTTTGCATCCTTACGGAATCGGCCTCTTCGAACTCTTCTTCGACGCGATTGCGGATGGTATCGCTCTCGACTTCAAAGATGATCCGGCGCGTACCTTGCGCATGTTTGTCATTCATCGGAGGGCTATGCTTGAACCAGCGATGGACGAAGATTTCGAAGCTCTCGCTGTCGTAGCTGATCATGTCTCCTTCGATTAGAGCCGACCGAGCCGCCTGAAACCGCGGGGCTTCCCATCCTAGATCAGAGCAAGCGTAAAGATCGGGTAGACGGAAGCAGCCGGCGCTGTTTTGATGATCGCAGGTGAGAAGGTAGAGATAGAGAAGCTGGGCATCGCTGACGAGCTTACGAAAGCGGGAAGATTGCCAGACGTTCGGGGATACCTTGGTGAAGTCGCGCTTGCTCATGCAAAAACCCTCCGCAGCATCTTCATGTTGCGGGCTTCCTCAACGGCTTTGAGAGCCTGAGGCATGGAAAGGCCAAACCGTGTCGCCAACTCCTGGGCGGGTTCCGGTAGCCATGTTGGGAGGTTGGAAAGCCAGATGGCGGCGGTGGTGGCGCTCATGGGGACATCTTCTTTCCCGCAGATGCGCCCTTCGGGGTTACGAAGAACCACTCATCCTGCCAATTCTCACCGTTCCACTGAAGAGCGGAACGGATAGCCGCAGATCTGATGCGCTGCATTTCATCTTGAGAAGGAGCCAGGTTTCCCGCCTCCCATTTAGACACAGTTCCCTGCGCCACACCCGCAAGCTTCGCGAACGACGCTTGGGTCTGGTTGAAAACTTTGGTTCTGATGAATTCGATTGGCTTCATAGCCACTCGAATATATTCGAATTCGAATTAACGAGCAAGTAGGATATTCGCGGTAGAATGCGAGCATGAAGGCCTACCAATGGAGACCGTTTTGACAGAATTTCACTCTATTGCGCGAGGAATACGGCTTGCGCGAAAACAACTGAAGATGAACCAGGCCGAGTTCGCGGCCGCGCTAAATGCATCGCAGGGCAGTGTTTCTAAGTGGGAGTCCGGCAAGGAAGTGCCGAGACTGGAGACGCTTCAGAGGATCGCAGCGCTTCATCCCGGCTTTGAATACATGCCGACAGAACCGAGGGTTGTCGAGTTCCTTCATGAGGTGATGGACACCGTTATGTCTGTGCCTGTCGTGGGTTTTTTTATGGAGGGCGGGCCAAGCACACGGTACACAAAAGATATAGAATGCAGGCTTTTAGTCCCTCAAGAATGGCTGGGTAGGCCAATGGAAGCTTATCTTTCAGAGGCTCGGTCTGAGAACGAGCGCCGGCGGGGCGGCACAAAGCTTTTGCTCGTTGCTCTTTTCTCTGAGAATGACACGCCTGAAGATCTTCGAGGAGGAGAGTACTTGATCGGCAAAAAGCGCATGACGGATGATAGTGAGGAGCTTTTTCTGGCGACGATGATTCGCGGTAAAGGGCAGAACTCTCTTTGGCCCAAAAATGACTTTGTTAAACGGAAATCATTACCGGTGGTGCTAGACGACGACGGCAAGCCTCTGGATAGCGGCTACCGAGTGATCGGCGTCGTAATCGCGACGATGTCCTACGATTTGCAGGTCCGAGCCGACATGATGGAGCCAGCGGAATTCTAATTCGAATATTTTTCTTGAAATAAATTCTTAATCGAATATTATCTCTCTATCAACTTGATGGAGCGAACATGCATACCGTAGAGATCCATGGGAATGCACTTCCGGTAACCGCCTTCAATGGCGTGCGCGTGCTGACGACCGAGCGCCTAGCAAAGGTGTTCGGCGCGTCCACAACTCAGGTCATCAATAATTACGACCGTAACGTCGATCGCTTCGAAGAAGGCAAACACTTCTTCAAGGTGGACGGCGACGATCTGCGCGACCTGAAGAACAGCATCTCTTTTAGGGATGCTGTTGGTAAGAACGCCAAAAGCCTCATGCTTTGGACCGACCGCGGCGCATCCCGCCACGCAAAGATCCTCGACACCGATATGGCATGGGACGTTTACGGCGAACTCGAAGAAGCCTACTTTGCCAACCGCGCCGATCGTCGCCCAATGACGATGGCAGAGATGGCTCTGCAGAACGCCCAGGCGCTTGTCGACATGGAACGCCGTCAGGCCGAACAGGACGCCAAGCTTGATGCAGTCGTTTCCGATATTGCCGAAATCAAGCAGGCCCACGCTGTTCTTGATCGCATGCCCAGCGACTGCGAAGGCATCGAGCGCATCCGGAGGCGGATGAACAAGGAATATAGCCTGTCGGTCCCGGTGGTCGACAAGATCATGCGCGACAGCCCTTACGCTCCGACGGTTCGCGTTCTGGTGCGCAATCAACATGCTGAAGGCGCGCACAACTCCGGCTTCGCAATCAAAGAAGTATCGGCAATCTTCAAGCGCTTTGTGAGCGAATGCCAGCACTCGGCCGGCGCGCTCCATACCCATCCCTACATCGACGGCCGATTCAGACTGGTCCTGCCAAAACGCGAATGATGACCTGCTGATTTTTCAGCAACCCCAATTCACCTGACAACTTGGAGACACCATCATGCCGAATACGATTCCGGCCGCTGGCGAAGCCATGCCCGAAATTACCTTGGAAGCGATGATTGTCCGCTACCTCGCGGCGAAAGCGGTAGTGGACACGGCCAAGGAGGCCACTCAAGGAACCCCTGCTGAAGCTGAATTCCATGCATCGCTGGAAGCTCTTCAGGAGACGGACGCCAAGCCATCGACCTTTGAAGGGGCATTGCAGGCTCTACGCCTCGCGGTGCAGGAAGTCCATGACTTCGCCGGGCCCGACATGGTGCCGAACCTGCTGGATGGTGTGCTTGCGCTCCTGGAATCGCGTGAGATTGAACGTCCGGTCGATCCCGTCATCGCCGCCGTTCAGGCCTACCGTGACGGTAACAAGGCTTTCGAAGCTATACCGAGCTGGGATCACCACAAGCACGGCGGTGAAGAGGCGGTTATCGAAAAGACCTATGGTCCCCCGATGCAGGTTCTTCGTGACTGGGACACCCCTTGCACCACACGCGAAGGCGCAATCGCGGCGCTTCGTCACGCCCTTGAGGAATGCGATGCGTTCTCCTGTTCCGACAGCCTCACCGCCATGACGCGCGCTGCCCTCCTTTACCTGGAAGGAACACCAGAATGAAAACCACCCGTCGCACCTTTATCGGCGGCGTAGCTGCTGCCGCTCTCCCTGTAGCCGCCACGGCCTGCGACGGCGTAACAACCGCCAAGATCGAGCCGTCAGCGCTAGTGGCGCTGATCGCGGCCTACAACGAAGTCACGGAGGAAGCCAATCGCGTTGACGGCTTGTCTGAGGCACTCTGGGAATGCCCCGATCGCCCTCCAATCGCAATGCTGGAGAGCGCAGAACTGACACACTCTTACCGTTGGCATATGCTCCGCCACAAGGCGGTCATGACGCGACAAGGCGTCAACGAACTGTTTGACCGTGAAAAGTGCTTGCTGGAAATTCACGCCAATACCGTTGAAAATCCGGCTACGTTTGCCCCGAGATTTGCCAAAGTCGAAGCTGATCGCGAGCACTACCTTGCGATATTCGATTCCCGTGAAGCGCGTTATCAGGAATGGGCCACATCAAGCGGCTTCCATGATCTAGGCAGGGAACAGGATCGTCTTTCCGGTTTGGAAAACGACCTGAACGAAGCCATCATCGCCCATCCGATCCAGACGCTGGAAGACGCCCGCATAAAGGCTGCGCATATCAAAAAGGTCTACGGCTCATCCATGACTGGCCAGGATCAGGCCATCTTCCTCGCAACCCTCATCAATGCGGGAGAAGAAGCATGACTAAGGCGATCAACGGTATCCCTGATCAATTCCTTCGCCCAGAGCGGGATTGGCTCAACGAGTTGGATATGACGGATTTCGAGGGCCGCCAGTTCAATGCCGTGTACGAAGCGCTGTCGCTCGCGATAACTGGGCTTTCCGGCGTCATGAACCAGCCCAGGAGCAAGACTGACAGGGGACTCAATCCAGCAGGCAAATACCTCAGCACGATGTTCGAGTTTATGCACTCGGAACGGACGCGGCTGATCGAGACGCTGAACCACCGGAAGCCAAAAGACGACGACGAGGCGCACTTTCGTATGTGTCTGCTCATACAGTACGAGGCTGAATGCCAGGACATGGAAGCAAACGAGCTGGCAGCCTTCGTCAAGTCATTCGAGAAAAGCGCCTCTGTGGATAAGTCGAATAACGGGGAGAACGGCGGATGACCCGACCTTTTACCCCCGAGACACTAGCCGAGCGCTGGGAATGCTCGGCACGTCATATCCGCAAGCTATGTGCGAGCGGGGCGCTACCGTCTTTCCGTCTTGGCGGAAAGCTCCTCAGGATCAGACTGGAAGACGTGGAGGCATACGAATGCCAGAATGGAGACTTACCCGGCTCAACGGGGAATTTTGCGTTACATGGGACGAAGCCGGAGGAATCCGCCGACGTTATCGACTTGGCACAACGGACCAGAAAGAGGCGTCCCGCCGCGCCGCGTCTCGATACGCGGAACTGATACGGCCGAAGGGAACGACGATCGCCGATCTCTGGAAGGCCTATTGCGTCGAAAAGGAGGGCAGGGCGGTCGTCAGCACTATGGGGTTCACATGGAAGGCGCTTGAAGCCCGCTTTGGGCCGATGGAGGGCACGGCCGTCACCGTGCTGGATTGCCGTGCGCATACTGAGGAGCGCCGAAAGGCCGGAATTCAGGATGGCACCATCTACACCGAGTTGGGCCATCTGAGAACGGTTCTGGTCTGGTCGATGAAAAACGGTCTGATCGATCGCGCGCCCCATGTAGAGCGCCCACCGAAGCCAGATCCCAAGGAGGGATATCTGACGCGGGTGGAAGTTATGCGGCTGATGGAGAAAGCCAAGGTGCCGCATATCAAGCTGGCGGTCCTGCTGATGATCGGTACCGGAGCCCGAAACGCTGCAGCATTGGAATTGACGTGGGATCGCGTTGATTTTCAGCGGCGGCTTATAACTCTGCGCAATCCGTTCGATCAGACGCGACGTAAGGGCAGGGCAACGGTCCCAATGAACGAAACACTGATGCAAGCGCTGAAAGAGGCGAGGGAGGCCGCGCTTTCACCGTTTGTCATTGAGTGGGCCGGCGTGCCGGTGAAGTCGATCAAGAAGGGGCTGAAGGCTGCGGCCAAGGCTGCCTATCTGGACGACGTGTCGCCGCATATGCTTCGGCACTCAGCCGCGGTGTGGCTCGCAGAGGACGGACACAGCATGACGAGGATTGCCCAATTCCTTGGACACTCCAACAGCCGTATCACGGAAAAGGTATATGCCCGGTACTCGCCGGAACATCTGCGCGACCTGGCAGATACCTTGGACATGAAAAACAATGACCCGGAACCAAGGTATCGAACCTCTGACCCGGTAATGAAAGCAGTTTGA